ATGGATTCAGAGGTAAGATATCTTTTAGTGGGTTTGGTGAGAACTTATTGAATCCTAACTTTAGAGAAATCGTTAAGGTGTTTAGATACAACTTACCGTATGCAACACTAGAGTGTAATACTAACGGAGACAAGTTAGACGAAGATTACATTATCGGATTGTATAAGAGTGGATTAGATTTACTCTACATTAATCTGTATGACGGTATAGAACAGATGGAACACTTCGACACTATGATGGCAGATGCACGAGTACACGAAGACCGATACAGATATAGAATGCACTGGGGTGACTTTGAGAAACACGGACTGATACTAAACAACCGTAGTGGTGTAGTCGACTGGGTCGGTGTCGAAGATGATAGTATAGAAAACCTAAAAGGTAAACCTTGTCACTATCCTTTCTACAAGATGTTTGTTGATTGGAATGGAGATGTGTTGTTTTGTTCTAACGATTGGGGACGGGAACACGTTGTAGGGAATCTGTTAACGATGTCGTTACACGATGTATGGTTCTCTAAACCTATGACAAAGATTAGAAAGAAACTTATGAAGGGAGACAGAAGTATGTCCCCGTGTAATAAGTGTAGTGTAGATGGTTCACTATTTGGAAAACCATCGTTTGATATAGTTAAGGAATATTATGAGAATAGCAATAACAGGAACTAGTGGTCTTGCAGATATAATTAAAAGAACACTTGAAGCAACTCCACATAAAGGGGACACGTTTGAAGTATCACCCATTCGTTGTGAGGACATTACATCTAACGGGGTAAACTGTTGGGTGTTCAGAGGACACAAACCTTGTGATGTTCTAATCAATCTTGCACACCAAGACCAATCAGAGATTCTATCGATTGCACACGAAGCGTGGGAAAGTGAGAAGACAAAATACATTATCAATATCTCCAGTCGTGCAAGTCAACCAAACATATCAAAAGGTTATATGTATGCAAGTGAGAAAGCACAACTCAATCACCTTGCAAACAATTACCAGTACAACTCTAAGAAGAGATATAAAATGACCACAATTAATTTAGGTCTTCTTAAGAATGATAATCTACCTAGTGTCAAACATCAAGATGTTGCAGGACTTATCTACAAACTGATTACTACATATCCCGAGTATGAGATTGCAGATGTGACACTACAAGCACACGCTAACTACCAAAGTATTCAGAGTGATAAAGAAACTCTAAGAGATATGGAAAGGTTCACTAAATAGTATTATGACTATAGAATACAACGACTTCGGATTTACTGCTATAGATGCAGATGAACTTGCATCCATTGACACTAAGATAATAGAAAAGACTACTTCTGCAACGGAAGTAATTAATAAGATGGATAACTTCATCAGACCCCTGTTGGAAAATCTCGCAAAGGATTCAGATAAAGATTATATCTACTGGCCTAATAGAGTTGAGATTATCAATAGCAAACTAGACCAACTTAACGAAATACAAAAGAATTTGTAAAAGGGGTTTACATTGCCCTAACTTTTTTGATACACTAGACTCTTAAATATTGTATAGGAGTACAACGTGAACAAGAAAGAAGAATACTATGTGACTTTAGGTCGCAAACTAATATCAGATGCAGAAGAGAATAAGATATATGCATCAAACTCAAAACAACCATTAGACCAACAGAATAAGTTAGACTTATTGTGGAACGCTTGTGTATCTGCAGGAAATAAGTTAGTTACTTATAATACTGAATACTCTAGGTTTAATTCGATTGATGATTTGACAAATATCGAGAAACAAGTTATCCGTGAACAGTTAACATAACACTTGACAATGCCCCTCACTTTTTGTTACACTAGGTGTATAATGACAAAACAAGATAAACAACAAGAACTAAGAATCAAACGAATCAACCTAGAGACTGATATACATTGCTTACAGAGTCAGATAAGGTCAGAGACAGAAAGACTAGAAGAAATGAAATCTGAAACCAGTGTGGGTGAAGACTGGTCTTCTAGTGTTTGTATCTTAAGAACACAAAAGGAACTTAAGACTACAACACAACAATTAATCAGAAAACAAAATAAACTAATCAAATTTCTAAAGGAGACAATATGAAATTATCAGAACTAGTAAATGAAGTGAATGCAGAACAAGTTGCATTAGAGAAAGCAGACCAACTCTGCACTGTAGTTGAGAAACTATGTGAGGACTTGACTACTGCAATGCACGAGAGATGGGAACACACTCGTGGTAATACAACCCACGACTATTCAATTGGAAAGAAATACATTCGTGTGTATTCAGTAGAGAATGGTGAACCAGCATCTTGTTGGGGATTCATTAACATCTTAGAGTTTGCAAAGGGAGAAGTCTCATTTAAAAGTGGTGATGTTCTAAAGTCTGCAGGATGGAAAACTCCTGCTATCAATCAACCAAGAGGAAACTTATTTAAGGGGTATGATATACCACCTCTTTCACCGAGATTATATGGGCCAGATTATTTAAGAGGGTAGGGGTTGACAATGCCCCTCACTTTTTAGTATACTATGTATATAATGAAAAAAGGAAACAATATGACAAAACTACACGACCACATACTAAACGGAACTTCTAGAACTTACGTTATCACTACTCAAAATGTTGAGGAGTACGGAGAGAACTTTCATAAGTTCAAAGGTGGTTCTACTTATTCAGTTCACTTTCACGTTACTTTGGAAGAGTGGGACGAAGAGTCTATGTACGAAGTTCCTTCTCTTACAGAAGCAAGTGTCGCTGCACTGGTAATGAAACACGTCAATAGGTATAATGGACTAAATGGTTCATTTGATTATATCACTAATATTGAAGTGGTTAAGAGTCCTTTCGACACTCCCGACCACCCCGATTGGAATGGTCACGTGGACAAACTTATTGACGAATTAGAAATGGAGATTGCATAATGATAATAAAAGATTACGAAGTATGTTCTCCCGATATGACTTCGGGTGGAACTTCCCTACAGGGATACAAGATTACAACCTATGACAGGTTGTGCCAAGTGTTGGGGCCACCAACATTTACTAGTGCAGACCCTAACGACAAAGTTAATTGTGAGTGGGTTATAGATTCAAAATGGTATGATGCAAACAACATCGATGAGATTGATTATGATGATTGGGAGTATGAGACTGTAACAATTTACAACTGGAAGGACGGTAGAATTCCTACTGAAGATTACAGATGGCACGTAGGTGGAACATCCTACAATGCAACAGAGGTTGTCGATATGATTGTTGACAACTTTAATAGAAACGGTGAAAATTATAATGGAGAAAGATATGTCGCTTAATAAAGAAAGTGCAAAACTACTTGCACAACAAACAGGTGGTAAGTACTCTGCAGAAGATGTGGAGAACCTTGCCGAATACGGAACAACTACACCAATGGACTTTGCTCCTGTTGAAGAGGAAGTCGAAGGTGTATGCATATGTGGTATTGTGGATTGTCCCGATGCATATGCACATACAACGAGTGGGTATTAATATGGAACTTGGATTTTTAGGTGGTACCTTACTATGTGTTATTATGTTTAGTATGGTATTCGTAGGATTACATTTAAACAAACCGTTTCCTTGGGAGAAAAAGGATGAAGACTGAATTGAAAATGAGATATTACTATTTACTATTTGGTGCAACACTAGGTTTTCTAACGGGTGCATTATCAATGAAGATAGAAGCATCAGATGCTAACAACGAGATTTTTTGTCTTGCACAAAACATTTACTTCGAAGCAGGTAATCAACCACTTGCAGGTAAGATTGCAGTGACACAAGTAGTGTTGAATAGGACTCAACATCCTAACTACCCAGCAACTGCTTGTGGTGTCGTCTATCAAACAAAGTGGAGAACTAACTGGAAAGGTAAAGAAGTTCCTGCAAGGAATCAATGTCAGTTCAGTTGGTTTTGTGATGGTAAGTCAGACGACCCAGTGGATAGTCCAACGTGGTTATCCTCACTCAACATTGCAAGGAACGTAATGCAAGGTGCATACGGAGATATCACTGAAGGTGCTACTCACTATCATTCGGTTTATGTCAATCCATATTGGGCAGACTCATTGAATGAGACTGTACTTATTAACGAACACATCTTTTATAAGTAGGAGAAATTATGACTAAGAAACAAAAAACAACAATAACAAATGCTATGCTGACTGGACTTAAAATAGTCTCAACAGTATTTGTATTTGTAGGACTTACACTTGCAATGAGTGGAAACTTTCATATGGAAATCTATAGTCTATCAGCAATAATGATTGGTGCTATAGGTTATATGATACATAGTTTTAAAACAAATGACCATATGATACTATTGATTAGTGTCGCAGGGTTTACACTTGCAGGTAATTTATTTTTATCCACACCAACTGCAATTCTTATCGCAGAACAATATGGTATTGCTTTAACAGAAGAGAAAGGTTGGTTCGCTCAATACGGTAATGTATTGGTCAGTATCATTAAGGAGTTAGTATAATGTATGATAAAGTAGTAAACAAACAACTCTCAAGACGAGAGAGAGTATTACTAGACCCATTAAAGGCGAGTCAGAAGAGTGATAACACTATGAGAGAATTTTTATTAGACACCGACTATCTTGACAATGGTGTTCAACACCGTTATAAGTTTGAGAATAATTATGGTGCAAGTGTAGTCAAACACGATTTTAGTTATGGTGGAAAAGAAGGTCTATGGGAATTAGCAGTTTTAGATTACTCTATGGACAGTACAGGTGAGATGTGTTATACTAGTGGTATAACTGATGATGTTATCGGATACTTGTCTTGGAAAAATGTAGAAGGTATCCTGCAGGAGATTAAACAACTATGAATTTATTTTACTTACACAAAGACCCAGTACAATCTGCAGAAATGCATTGTGACAAACACGTAGTCAAGATGATTATCGAGTATGCACAAATGTTATCTACTGCACATAGGATGTTAGATGGTAAACAATACACTGATGCATCTAGTGGTCGTAGGATTCAGAGATGGAGACTAGACAACTCTAATATGGATGGTGTCTTATACAAAGCATCACACATCAACCACCCTTCTACACGTTGGGTCAGAGAGAATGCAATCCAGTATCAGTATGCATACGATATGTTTACTGCACTATGTGACGAATACACTTATCGTTATGGTAAGACACACTTAACTGATACCAAACTAAGGGTTCTGCTCAATGAAATACCAAACAACATTACACTAGGTTCTTATTCAGAACCACCCCAGTGTATGCCTGAAGATGTCAAAGTTCAAAATGACTCTATCTCTGCATACCATAAATACTATGCAAACTACAAGAAAGGTTTTGCAGTATGGACTGATAGACCAGTCCCCAGTTTTATGAGTGCAGTATGAGAGTGTTAGTTGAAAGTTATGGTGATATTAGAATCTTTTCAGATAGACCATTCGGTTATAAGAGATATCACGTTCAATGGGAAGACGGAACTGAATCAATGTTCAGTGGTCTTTGGTATTCCAAATCACAAGTTATTGAAACTGTAGAACAACACATTAAAAATAAAGATATATAATGCCAGCATACGATTTCTTAAACAATGATACAGGTAAACTTGAAGAGCATATAATGTCTTATACTAAGTTAGACCAATTCAAGGAAGACAACCCACACTTAAAACAGAAAATACTTGGAGCTCCTATGACCGTAGGTGGAACAGGAGATAGAGTAAAAGTTGACGGTGGATTTAATGATGTGTTACAGAAGATTGCTTCTACACAACCCGACACTCCTATGGGAGAACGGTATCATAAAAAATCTGCAAAGGAAGTCAAGACGAGAGAGATAATAAAAAAACATGTTGACTTACAGAACATTAAGTAGTATACTGTATCTATATTATGGAAAATCAAATATCAATTTATGACCTAGAAGACTTGCAGAAGTCAATGACCCGTGTTCAAGAAGACGGGAAAAGGTTTTATCAAACACCCGAAGGTCAAAGATACCCAAGTGTAACAACAGTTACAGGATTACTTACAAGAGACCACATCAAGTTGTGGAGAGAACGAGTAGGTGCCGAAGAGGCAAACAGAGTATCCACACAAGCTGCAAGAAGAGGAACTAAAATGCATTCTCTTTTTGAACAGTATCTAAGACAAGAAGAAGAAATAGTTTTTGAAAATGTATTAGACCAATCTATGTTTAATGCAGTACAACCAGTATTAGATGAAATAGTTCCCTTTGCTTTAGAAGCAGGTATGTGGAGTGATTCATTACAGATGGCAGGACAAGTAGATTGTGTTGGTGTTTGGGATAACAGACTTTCTATTATAGACTTTAAAACAAGTTCAAAATATAAAGAAGAGTACATGGCAGACCCATGGTTCCATCAGATGACTGCATATGCAATCATGGTTGAGGAACTTACTGGAGAAGTCGTTGAAGATATAGTGGCAGTTGTCGCTGTTGATGGTGGGGGTGTTCAAATATTTGAAGCAGACCCTTTAGATTATGTTGACAAACTTTATGACCTTAGAAATAGGTATAGAAGTTTACACGGAGTATAAAAATGGCAGAAACAAAAGAATTTAATTTAGAAGGAGATTTCAATTGGAATAAGATAATCTCTAAAGGTGACGAGTGGATAGAATCCCAAGCATACGATAATGCATACGACACACTATTGGAGTATCTCTCAATCGATAGTGATGAAGATGTGACAGAAGAAGTCTTAGATAAAGCAGACATTCTTATTGATTACCTAACAACTGATTATGCAGAAGGTGGTCTTGGTGTTCATGACACTAGTCCAACTTACTATGCATACTATAGTATCGTTAGAGATTGGAGAGACAACTTAGAGAGTGGATTTTAAGATGATTGAAGTAGGAAAAGAATATCAAATCTATCCAAAGTTTAAAAAGACTTACACTGAACGTGAAGTGTTTAAGAACAATGACAACGAAGATAGAGTGGTCATAGAAACACTATGGAGAAGTGGTTCATATCTCGTTAAGATTACTAACGAGGAAGAGAAGGAAATGTTAGAAGCATATCTTTCAGAAGATGCAACTGGTGATATGGAGCCAGATGAGTTTGAAGAGAATGAATTCTTAGAATCATTTGACGAGTGTGGACGTGACTATTATATCCACCTTGAAGGAACTAGTGAAGCAGACGAAGACGAAATGGAAGAACTACTCGAAGAAGAAGGACATGACTGGTTATGGGAAAACAACTATGACTCATGGGATTGTGAACACTTCTTTGGACTGCCTTTAATTGCAGACGAAGTAGACCCCGACAACAGATACAACACAAGGTTTTAATATGATATCAAGAAAAGAATTCACTGAAAAGGTAGAACGATTACTTTCACGAGGAAAAGGTGTTGATGTAATGGGTGCAATAGTTAGAGTTTGTGAAGAGAATAATTTAGAACCCGAAAGTGCTAAGAGACTTTTAACACCACCTCTTAAAGAGAAGTTGGAAGCAGAAGCACAAGGACTAAACCTAATCAATCGTGGTAGGACTAGTCAAGGAACAATCACACGATTTTATGAGGAAAAGAAATAATGGAAATTAATGATATAGTCACGGTAGTGGCCACAAGTGGTGAATACATTGGTAAATTTAAAAGTTTAGAAAATGGTATACTGAATATTGAAGACCCTAGAATGGTAATCTCGCATCCAAACGGAGACGGTGGTATGGGATTTGCAAGAGGGATTGCAGTCACTGGACAAGAAAATCCAAGTGAAGTTTCATTCAATGAATTCGTATTTGTTGTTGCAACAAACCAACCTATTCAAGAAGCATACCAACAAGCAACTGGGTCTATAGTGACACCACCACAAACTCCTACTATCATAACTTAATGACCAGTAGGGAAGGATATGATGCATACACTCTTTATCTTGGAATAAAACTACACTTCTATTCCAAGGACTACGACTTTATAAAGTATAATGGTAAAGTAAAGAGTGACATCAATTCCTTTCTAAAACGAAAAGATAAATTTCATTTTGGTAAGTTATTTAAAACTTACAAACAAGACTTACAAGATTTCTATATTGCAAATCTAAGTCTTAAAGACAGTTGGGCAGGAGACTTATTAGACAATGAATGTGAAAGAATTTATAAAGAATGGAAAAAGAGACAACAAAAATTGTCATATATGTATGAAACAGAACTCTCTGATATCCTACTTAAAAGAAGTATACAAAAGGTATTGGAAGTAAAGAACGGACAACACCCTATACTATTAAAAGAATACATGGCAAAGAGCATATCTTTAGAGACACTTTGTATAATGGATTCTATTATCGGATTCAGTTCCGATTGGGAGAGACTAATATCAGAGAAGGTAGTCTACCCCGAAATACACATAAAGATTCAGAAGTATAAGTCTTTCGTAGACTTCGATTACACAAAATATAAAACTAAGACAATAGAGTTATGTCAGAAATAACTATATTAGGAAACGGGCCTAGTAGAGAGGACTTTGATATCGACAATTGCACACATGAAGTATGGGGTTGCAATGCAATCTACAGGGACACTAATAAGTGTGACATAGTGTTTGCAGCTGATATGCCTTTACAAAAAGAGATTGTAGAGACAGGATATTATAAAGAAAACCTAGTATGTTTTGCTGACATTGAACCCCTTCCAATAGAAATGTTAGAGTTAATGTCTGCAGGTTTCAACTACAGTCATGACGATATACGAATAAGTAAAAAGGATAATGACACACACTTCATTATTCAAGGTAATGAAACTTATACAGATTTTTTGGGATTAACAAATCCCGAACTAATACTCACATACAATGACCCTATGTTTAGGAACTTGTTTACTGGAATGTCAGCATTAAGTTATGCTATGCAACAAAGTTATGAGACTATAAACATGGTGGGATTTGATGCACTGGAAAGTGATATTTGTGATAATATTTATGAAGGTAGTGTTAACTACGGACATAAATATAGTACAGACTCAACTGTTCTTGATGTTCAGAGGAGTCAGTTCATAGCACTATTAGAATGGTACTATGGAAAAGGTTCAGTATACTGGAAAAACCCTCTTGACAGAGAGGACGAAATCCAGTATAATGAATTATCTTATTATGAAAGTAGTGAGAGATGGATTCTAGGTCAAGGCCTAGAGTCTTTGATATAATGCGATATAATTGTAATACAATAGGAGAATACAATGTCAAGTTTAGATAAACTAAGAGCAGCAATGGAAACTGCTTCACCTTCTGAAGGTGCAAAAAAATCCTACGGAGACGATAGTTATTGGAAACCCGAACTAGATAAAACTGGTAATGGATTTGCAGTAGTTAGATTCTTACCAACTCCCGAAGGAGAAGAGATGCCATGGGTATCATACTTCGACCACGGGTTCCAAGGGCCAGGTGGCTGGTATATTGAGAAGTCTTTAACGACTCTTAATAAACAAGACCCTGTTTCTGAATACAATACCCAGTTATGGAATACAGGTATTGAAGCAAACAAAGAGATTGCACGTAAACAGAAAAGACGTTTACATTATGTGTCTAATGTCTATGTTGTTTCAGACCCTAAAAATCCTGCTAACGAAGGTAAAGTATTTAAATACAGATTTGGTAAAAAAATCTTTGAACAACTCAAAGAGGCTATATCACCTGCATTTGAAGATGAACAAGCAATCAACCCTTTTGATTTAAGGGAAGGTGCGAACTTCAAAATCAAAATTAGAAAAGTGGACGGTTACTGGAACTATGATAAATCAGAGTTCGATTCAGTTTCACCATTATTCGAAGATGAGGATAAGTTGAACACTACATATAGTTCTGCATATTCTTTGACTGGTATTATTGCACCAAGTGAATTCAAAACATACGAGGAACTCAAAGAGAAACTCGATAGAGTGTTAGGATTAACTGGTTCAGTAAGTACATCAACTGCAGAGTCAGTTGCAGAAGACCTAGACGAAGTGCCTTGGTCTAATGTTAACACTGGGTCAGTTGCAGATGAACCTGTAATCTCATCAGTAGAATCTACTTCTGAAGGTGAAGAAGATGATGCGATGGATTACTTTAAAAAACTTGCTTCTGAATAAGTAAGTTTTTTAAACGGGGGTGTTGACATATCATTATGTGTCCTTGAATAGTCAACACCGAACTGATAACGAAGGAGTGGGGTTAATCAGTAAGGGAAAGATTCATGGGGTCAAGCGGATGAATCGGTTAAGAGCGGGAATGCTGTAAAGTGAAGGGGCGACTTAACATCTTTAAGATTATAATATGAAAAGTGAATACTATAAAAACATACTACCATGGAATGAGAACGAAAGGGTTATTGACCAATTTGGTTGGAACATACAATCAGTTATAACTCCAACTGCATCATCTAAGAGTAATTGGGATGATGCGTACTTACCTGCGTGGGAATCAAAGAGACAGATTTATGAAACGGCTGCAGAGAATCGTCTTCCTAAAGGTGTATTGATGAGTGAGTTTCATGCTGGTTTATGTGAGAACATAGTTCACTATTGGTCTATGGTTGGTGATACAATCGTTGACCCATTTGCTGGAAGATTGACACGTGCATTCGTATCACAAACATTAGGAAGAAACTATTATGGTTATGATGTATCTCCCGAAACAGTTAAGAAGGTTAGACATGAGTTAGACAGACATGAACTCGGTGCAACCATCTATGAAGAAGACGGGTGTGAAATGAAATCAACACCTAATGAATCTGCAAACTTAGTTATGACTTGTCCACCTTACGCTGATATAGAAAGATACGAAAGTGCAGAAGGACAGTTGTCAGACATAAGGAAGTATGACGAGTTTTGTGAAAGGATACAAGTTTGTGGAGATAACATAGAGAGAGTTTTAAAGCCAGGTGGTTTTGCAGTTTGGGTTTGTGGTGATTTTAGAAAAGACGGAGAGTATAAATCTTTCCATTCAGACACTATAAATATGTTCACTAAGTCGGGTCTGAAATTACATGATATAATTGTAATGAAGAACAACACTATATTTGCAGCTTTACAAGCAGGTAAATGTGCAAGTAAAAGATACACTGCAAAAGTTCATGAGTTCGTGTTAGTGTTTCGTAAAGAAGGGGAACTAGAATATAGTTCAGATAAAATAAAAAACAGAGAGGAATCTTTAGAA